TGCACTGTAATTTTGTGGAGTTGCAGTTCCAACACCTAAGTTAGTTCCGTTCCAAGTAAGCGCAGAGCCAGTAGCCAATGCACTAGAACTAGATGCGTAAACCACACCGCCTGATGTGAATGATGTTAGGTTTGTACCGCCATTAGCAGTAGGGAGTGTTCCTGTCACTCCAGTTGTCAAAGGCAAACCAGTTAAGTTGGTTGCAGTACCGCTGGATGGCGTACCAAGCACACCACCATTAACCAAAGGTGCGCCAGAAGAGCCTACATTGACCGCTAGAGCCGTTGCCACACCAGTTCCCAAGCCTGATACACCTGTAGCAATAGGAAGACCTGTAGCGTTTGTTAGGGTTACGCTAGTGGGTGTTCCAAGGATAGGAGTTACTAAGGTAGGAGAGGTAGCAAATACTGCTGAACCGCTACCAGTTTCATCTGTCAAAGCACCTGCAAGGTTGGAGGAGCTAAATGAACCCAAAGATGTTGCATTGCCAACAGAAGTGACTGCACCTGTTAAGTTGGCGTTAGTAGTGACATTACCCGCAGTCAGACCTGAAGCAGTACCTGTGATGTTTGTGCCTACCAAAGCAGATGGAGTGCCTAAAGCAGGAGTTACCAAAGTTGGGCTATTGGCAAACACCAAAGCACCTGATCCTGTTTCATCAGTTACGGCAGAAGCCAAGTTAGCAGATGATGGTGTACCCAAGAAGGTAGCTACACCAGTACCCAAGGATGTTATTCCTGTACCACCATTAGCCACGGGCAAAGTGCCTGTCACACCAGTGGTCAGTGGAAGACCTGTTAAGTTAGTAGCTACACCAGAAGCGGGTGTTCCCAATGCGGGAGTCACCAATGTAGGACTGTTTGACAGAACAACAGAACCTGTACCAGTAGAAGAAGTTACACCAGTACCACCATTTGCTACGGCTAGAGTTCCTGTAATGTCAGCAGTTGAGAGGCTTACTGCATCCCATGTAGCATTTGTGCCATCAGTCTGGAGATACTTGTTTGCGTTACTTGTTTGGCTAGGCAAGAGGTTATTCAGAGCCGCAGTAGCCGTAGAAGCACCTGTACCGCCATCAGCAACCGCTAAGTCTGTAATACCAGTGATTGAACCACCAGTAATTGCGGCAGCAGAGTTATCTGTCTTCGTAGATATAGCAGTAGAGATGTTGTTGAACTCAGTGTCAATCTCAGTACCACGGACAATCTTAAGCGGATCACCAGGGCTAAGGTTATCTTTGGTGGCGAAATTTGTGCTCTTTGTGTACTGACTCATGATATTTTCCCGTTCTTAGATTGAATCTCAATCTTCTGAATTGACAACTGTGTGCCGTTAATGGTGGTTTCGTAACCAGTTTGAACAATCTTTCCCGCACCAGAAGCATTTACATCTAGTGTCTTGATAAGCACACCACCAGAATACTCAGCTACTCCGTATTCAGCAAGACCATATTCATAGTTCTTCTGTTCAGGAATGTAAGCATTTCCCGACAGATAGTTGGCAGCAAAGTCAAATCCCCACTTAATTGTAACGAACTGGTCAGAGCCACCAATCACAATTGTCTTGATTCTTTTCAAGATGGAAATCTGATTCTGATTACCTAAATCTGCATGGTTGGTAAAGTAAGAAAACCGATAAGTTGATGTGTGATCTAAGAAACTTGCATACTTACCAATGTATCCACTCTTACCAATGTATAAATCACCATTGCGAAGCGAATAGAGGGACGTAGGAGCGATTGAATCCCACTTAGTGACCCTAGATGCACCATCTTGCAATTGCATCTTTGTATCGAAGCAGAAGACCTGTGCTGTTACTGGAAGAGTCAACAGATAAAAGGCATCCTTCTCTGAGTAAACAGACTTCAGATTAGCCAGAGTCTCTACTGCCAAAGAACCTATCAAGTCGGAACGAACATTCTTAGACAAGTCTCTCAAAGGAGCAGACTTCTCTTGAATAGTCCTCATTAGTGAACGAACACCCGAGTCTGACAAGAATATAACGTCTGTACCAATACTCTGAATTGAATCACGAGCAATACACCCAATAGAGCCTACTGTGTCGCTCAATTGAAGCGTAGCGGGTGTAGTAGCACCAGAGTAAACAAGAATCTGTCGTTTACCAAAGATGAATAAGAAGTCATTGTGAGCCGCCAAGCCCATGATCTCATCTGCACCATTAGGCCATACACGAGATACGTCCAATGTTCCTGAAGTACCACCACCCCATACATGACCTGCAATCAGATCAGAGAAGGTAATCGTCACTTTATCTGTGGATGTATTAGCTACCCACAAACGACCAAATGCTGAGATGCAGATATTGGCTTGCGGAACAGTAGCCACATATCCTGTCTTTTCAGAAACTCTGCGATAAGTAGTAGTACTTACTGCGGGGTCAAAGATAAGTGGATCGTGTCCAGATTGGAAGAAGTAAGTAATCCCATTCAGAGAAGCACAATGCCAGTTATTAGCCGTGAAAGTAGGAGCAGACCCTCCACCACCATAGGTCAACTCAGTCACAGCATTAGAAGTGCCAAGTTTGAATAACTTGAGATTCCCTGCGAACAGAACAGTCAAAGTGCCATCAGTTTGGACTAATTCGTGAATAACAGTAACGTCATTAGCACCTAGATTACCCGATGATGGATTAACCCTTGTGTAGCCCTTACGAGAGCCAACACGACCATATTGGTCAATCACACAATTATTGGCGACCAAAGCAAAGCCAGATGCCAAATCTAATGGCGAATCTTGCGTGTTCAGGCCAAAAAAGCCTGGTGCGCTAATGCTTTGACTTTGTAAAGGAGCTGCCATTAGACCGCCACAAAGTTATCTTCAGGGTAACGAGTGCTTTCCAATGCAATAGCGTCAGATAGCATTCCACGGAACAAAGCATAAGCCTCATTAGAAGCAGTGCCTCCATCTTCACCACGCTCAATCAAGCCACGGGCATAGGCACTCTGGGCGACCAAATAGTCCAATACTTTGACTGAAGTGCCATCAGCAGACAGATTAGCCTGTGGGATAGTCAAATCAAACTTCAGTGTATAGACACCATCAGGAACGGGAAATAGCTCAACCTTTGTGTCACCACTGCCATCTACACCACTAAAGCAAAACTCTGTAGGAATAGACTGTGAAGGCGTACCAAAGTTGAGTTTGCGGTTCATATCCGCAACAGTGGTGTTATCTAGGGTAATAACACTTGTGGTATTGATGGCGTCATTGATACGGAACTTCTGGCCCGCACCTGTCAAAGAGTATGAGCTTGTGCCACTGGTGGTAGTAACTGTAATTGTTTGTCCTAAGACATTCCAATTATAGGAATCTTCAATCTGACGTTTAGCATCATTGACAAACTTGCCAACCAATGCGGAATAGGAAGTTTCTGAGACTGTAGAAACAGTTGTCTCACGCAATCGAATGAGAACATCGTTAACAAGTTCTAAGTAGGTCATGTTCGTTGCGCTCCTTGAACCTCAAATGTGGCAATAAAACTGAAGGAACTACCCGCTTCAGTAGTAAGTTGAATCCTATCGCCTTCTTCTAAAACGATGTAAGCAACACCATTGAATTCAAGGTATTCTTTAGAAGTTAAGGGATATGAAGTAAGAATATCTAAGGTTGTTGCAGTGCTTGCGTCATACCACTGAACAGTAATGTTTTTAGTCGAACCGCCAGTATTGTGAATATACATCACAGTAAACTTGGCGTAATAACCCGTAGGAACTGTATAAACAGTTGTCAGCGTTGCGGCTGTTGGGTTAATTCCGACTGAGATTGGTCTCACTTCATATTCCTCTTAGAGATCGCTTTAGCCTTAGCTTTAGCGTCTTCCTTGGACGTTGCGCCCCAAGCTCTAAGAGAAAGTAAAAGTCGGGTAGGCTTTCCATCTTTCATCTCAGCGCCAGGCATATTGCCCATACGTGCTAAAAAGGAGGCCCTTGCAGGGTTGTCGCCCGACTTTTTTGGGGCATTCAATTTGCCACCAGTTTCTGCATTATACGATGCTCTTCCCTTGGCATTCAAGCCCCCTTTGGGGTTTTGTCCTTCTTTTCTTTGCCAAGCAGGAGATTTCATTTCTTTTTAGCAGTCTTAGCTGCAGCCTTAAATGCCGCCTCAGTAGGAGCACCTTTAGAACCAACCTTACGCATCTTTTCCTTAGAACCAGCTTTGATACGTTCTTGTTTGGCATTGATGTTAGCGTAGAGACCTTGTTTCATATCAGTACATGATCTTGGCAGTGATTGTTCCAGTTACATAAACTGTGCAATTGGCTCTTAAATACTTAGGCGCATTTGCTACAGTAATCATGCCATCACCAGTTAAGGCCGTACCAATCGTTGAATATGTTACCCCGTCCAGACTTCCTTGCAAAGCAACAGTAGCACTTGTGATGCCTGAGACTTGTAAGAATGCAGGTTGACCAGCATCGACTTGGACTGCGGTTGATGCGCCAGTAGCGACAACGGCATTCAAAAGTGTAATTGGAGCAGCTAAAGGCATTATTTACCCCTTGAAGATTTTTTCATCATGTTGGTAGCAGTACGACCACCACGGGTAGGCATTGCTTTAGGCTTACCAATAGCAATCATCACAGTGACAGGCATAGACTTCTTTTTTCCATACTCTTTGGCTTCTTTCTCGCCTTTTTCTGTGTATGGGAATTTCTTGTTTCCGACTTGTGGCATATAAATCCTTAACGAACTAGCTTGGTTGCAATGAAAGAAATGACACCGCCAACAACAGAGGCGATCGCCATTCCAACGAAAAAGCCACCTTTAGACTTGTTTGCCATTTCTAAAAGGGTTTTAATATCTTGGCGAAGTGCGTGAACTTCAGACTGTAAAGCCTCAACTTGAGCTTCCAATTTACCAAATTCTCTTGGATCAATTTCCGACATTTGCAACCTCTTTCTTTGGTCTTCCAACCTTAGGTTTGTCTTCAACTTTCTTTGGAGTTTCCTCAACAAGGACGTATCCTTCGTGACCTTTCATGCTATCAATATCATGTTGATA